TAATCATTTTCATTATAATAAGGAGAAGTAAACAAACACGAATAACCTGGAGGAGTTTTTATTTTCCAAGGATTTAAAATTTTTAAAAATTTAAATCCTCCATTTTTCTTAGTCATAAAAGAATTTTCACCACCAAGTTGACCTGTTGAGTGAGTTTGGGGCACGCTTGAATTTAAATTATATTCATGTATTTTCTTTGAATCAATTGTTCCGTCTAAACCATATCTAAAAAAACAATCATTCTCTTTTAATTCTTCGTTGTAATAATTCCATTTTACATGAAAATCTTGAGGAAGGGGTAACACATAACCTGCTGTTATTGAGTCTAAAAAAGGCATGCAGCTTTTTATAGTTAAACCTTTTGTGTGATTATTTTTTGGAACTTTTTTATACCAATCTGGTAAACAATGTTTTGTTGGTATAGGCTGTATTTCTTTTACATTTACAAGATCAGAATGAATTGTAAACTCTATATTCTTTCTTAAAAACATGAAATCTGTTTAACAGAAAATTAAGGTAATTGAAAGATATTTTTAGTAGGGTATCCCGATTGAGAGTTAAACCATTGTTGAAAAGAGTTATTAGATACAGGAAAGGATATTGATTCTACATTAATATTTTTTAATTTAGAAAAATAATCTTGCCAAATAGATAAATCAGAATGTGTTGGATTACTACTAATAAAAGCCTCTACTTTACTTATTTGCAATACTATTTCTTCTTGAAAATCTTTTTTTTGCTCTTCTGCTGTTTCATCTGCAAGAGATACTTCTCTTGCTGTTTCTGTTATTGAATCACCATCTAATGATATAAATTTTTGAAAATTTGCAACATCTTCAAATAATTGATCCGAAATTTCTTTTGTAAGATGAGTAGGATAAGAATACGCAATAAGAGAATCTTTTTCAGAATCAGATTCTGCTAGATGTAAAAAACTTCCAGATTGATTAAATATTGCGTGTTTAGCCATTAGTCTTTGTTCTCCACTATAACTAAATCTCCAGCTACATTTAAATCATAGCCACCAAAATCTTGTGGTGAATTACCTGCAGGTCGAGCATGTCCACTTTGAAAAGGAACCATATATCTTGCACTTTCATTACTATTTAAGTTATTACCTGCAGCAGAAAAAGTTGCAGAAACTGGAGAGTTTGAAACTGAACCAGCACTACCGTTACTACCAAAACCATTATTATTAGCGCCATTACCAGCACCACCACCATTGATATTAAAGACATCAGTTAAAGAAGTTGTTCCACCTGAACCTCCTGGATTTCCACCTGATCCAGACGTTCCAGAATTTCCTTTTGCACCTACAGCGTAAGCTTTTGAAAAAGGAGCAGAAATAGGATGTGAATAAATTGCAAAAGCTCCAGAACCGCCTCTTCCTCCTGATCTTTGTGCTTGAGTAGCGTTTCCTCCTCTACCTCCTCCACCAGAAGCTGCGTAAATTACAATTCTATTTGAATTAGCATCAGCTGTAAAAGTTCCTGAAGCCGGACCTTGAGCTACTAAAGTAGGTTGAAATCCTTCGCTACCTGCTGATCCGCTTTCTGCAGTTACAACTCTTCCTTGAGAATCAACAGAAATTGTTGCTGCTGTAAAATCTCCCTTTGCTACTGGTTTAATTATTTTTGGCATTTAATACTCCTAGTCTACCATTTCTACATAAGAAACATGAAACGTTAAGTCGTTAGCAGCACCAGCTGTAACAGCTATAAGATCTGTTTCATCTAAGTAGATAGGTCTTGAAATTAAATCTAATGTAGAATCTGCAGGCACAGAAATTGTGCTTGCGATTTTATAATAAGTTGAACCATTGTCGTTACTAATTTCTACTGTTGCATCAACAGCATTAGTTCCATCAATGTTAGCTAATAATATTGTGTCAATTCTTACTGCAGTTTCTGCAGGGACATCGATCATAGTAGTTCTGTTCGTATCAGATAAACTACCCATAGCATTCTTAGGTGTGATCGTTGCTATATTTACAAGATTCGGTGTTGCCATTTTTTATTCTCCTTTTGTATTAATACCCGAAAACCATGGAGAAGACAAGACCTTTTCCATCAGTAGTTGCTATTTGTGTTGAGCTTGATGTTGCGTTAGTTATTTTTACTCTACCAGTGCCATCTGGAGCCATAGTCATATCTCCATTTGCGCCATCTGCAAGTGTTACTGTACCCGCATTTGTACCATTATTTGTGTTTAATATTAAATCTCCAGTTCCTTGTGTTGTAAGAGTAGCGTTAGCATTGTTGTCTCCTATTTGAACTGTGTCTGCGCCAAGATTAACATCACCTGTTCCGTTAGGAATAATATCGATATCAGCGTTTGATGTAGAAACAATGTCATTTCCATTGACATCTAAATCTCCACCTAGTTGAGGAGAGGTATCATCAACAACATCACCACCAAATTCTACTGAAGTAATATTTGGATTTGTACCATCATCTGCTTTTGCATAAGCAATAATTGTTTTACCAGCTGCAACAGCCGCACTTGTTCCTGTTCCTGAAACATATTTAAATGTTACAGTTTGAGATCCAGACGTTCCATTTTTTAAAATATAAAATTGTTGTACATCAATTGGAATTGTTACGTTTCTTCCAGCTGTTAGTGTTCCTGTAAATTCAATAATTTTATGTGCAAGAGTTGCACCAGTTGCTCCATCTGATACAGATAAATCAGTATCACCAGAATCAGATACAGCTTGAGCGGTATAACCACCAGCAATTTGTTCAAAAATTTGAAGATTAGTATTTGTTTTTGTACCCCATGTACCCGCGTTTTCACCGGTTGCTTGAAGCTCTACTCCTAAAGGTGTGTATGTTGATGCCATATTTTATCTCCTATGCAACGTCACTATAACTCGTATTTGATCCAGTTGCAACATCTGTATACGATGTATTTGAGCCCGTGTCAATATTTTGATATGCTTGAATAAATAATTCTCCAACAGAAACAGTCGCAGAAATACCTGTTAATCCCATCACAACAGGTGGACTTAAAGAACCAACAGAAACCGTTGCAGAAACTCCGGTTAATCCCATAACATCTGCAGGTGATATTGATCCTATTGATAAAGTTGCAGATTGACCCGTAGGAATTATAATAGGACTTGAATTAATTTCAATACTACCAACTGATGCTGTAGCAGAAACTCCTGTTAATCCCATGACATCTGCAGGAGTTATTGATCCTACAGAAGCTGTAGCAGAAACTCCTGATGGAGTTACAATCGGACTACTATTAATTTCAGGAGAACCTACACTAGCTGTAGCAGAAACTCCTGTTAAATCAAAAGCAACACTACCTATTATTGTAGGAGATCCAACATTAAAAGTTGAAGATACTCCTGTTAATCCCATCACATCTGCAGGACTAATTGATCCTACTTCTGATGTTATTTGTGATCCTAAAGCAAGAACTACAACTTTGTTAACAGAGTCTCCATAAGGTTCTTCACTCCAACCATTTCTACCCCAACCTACAAGTGTTCCAACATTTGCTAATTCTCCTATCGCGGAAGTTATTGATAAACCTGATACACCAACTACATCAGCACCTGTTGCTGCTCCAACAGAAACTGTTGCAGAGATTCCTGTTAATGAAACTAATGTTATTGGTGTTCCTGTTGCAGTTCCTTGTGAAGAAGTGATAGATAAACCTGTAGGCTCAACAGAATACTCAACTCCCCAACCAGAGTTATTCCATTGTTGTCTGCCCCACCCCTCAACGTTAAAAGATTGTGGTGTTCCTAATGCTGTTGTTGCTCCAGGTGAAGATAAGGAAACGGTGACAACATCATCTTGCCACTCGTTAGAGCCCCAAGTATTTGTGCCCCAGGTTGATGCCATAAGGAAGACCTCCTTATGCTAATCTTATGATTGCGTTAGTTGCGTCTGCTGTTGGAAATTGAATAGTGAAAGTTCCACTTGTTACAGTTTTGTCACTACCAAAAGCTATTGCACAAACAGCTTTGTCAGATTGATCATCGTTATAAATCAAAGCACCATTTGCTGTAAAAGATGCAGAAGTGTAACTTACGTCTGCAAAATCACAAAGTGCAGTTGTTCCAGAGGTCGTTGGCGTTACACTTGTTAATGTTGCCCCACCTGCAGTATATGCAGTTCCAGATGAGTTTGTGATTTCGTTTGAAGTTGAATAAGCTGTTGTTGAAGCTCCTAAAGTTGCAGAGCTTGTATATAAAGCTATTTTAAAAGTGTCTCCACTTGTAGCTGTAAAGTTGTGTGTACCAACTAAAAGTTCTTGTTTAAAACTTGTACAAATTGCCGATGTTATTGCCATAATTTTTCTCCTATGGGTTTGCCGAGGTTACTGGAATACGAACAGCGCCATCAGTGTAGTCGTCTCTTCGTCTTCTACCAACTTGCTCATTAGCAAACTTCTGTACCTCTTGTTTATATTTATTTTCATATAATGTCAACATATCTATCGGACCTTTTAAAAATCCATATGCCTCTGATAGACAGCAATATAACAGTCCATTTGGAAAGTTAAGACTGATGTAATTAGTATCATTATTCTCCAATAATGCAGGGGCTGCATTATAATGAACTCTAAATTTGTAAGTTGTGTCAGGAACTGGAGCAAACATCATTCTTCCTGATGTAGTATCAGATTCTCCTGTAGCACCACCAAACATAGCGTAATATTTAGGCTGTCCTCTTTTACCTGATGCAGTTGAGGATACATATTCTTGTAAATAAGTTACGTCTTTTTTCTCTAACCATACGTTAGGTCCAGTCACAGCTGATGTTGAATCATACACTTGTATTCCTCTAATAAATACTGCTCCTGCTGGAGCATTGATTGTTTCTTGACCTGTAACTAAATTACCAGATTGTTGTTTTCTATCTGCATCAATTGGAAGATCTCTAAATATTCTATATTGTGCATTTAAAATAATATTTTCTAAAACAGAATCTGATAATACAGTTGAGTCTGTTTCAGTATAACTTTTAATTTGAGTTTTTAATCCTGATGCACTTAATCCAGCCATTATTTCACTCCTGCTAATTCTCTACATTTAGGACAACGATGTTTATATTTACTGTGTTCATCACAGTAACCTTTTACCTCTTCATATAAAGTAAGATGAGGATCTTGTTTTTCAGGTTTAAATATATTTTTTATCCAATTCCAAATTTTATTCATCATGCTTCTATCGTTACGGGTCCAACAGAACAACCATAACCTCCTCCATTTATATTACCACTTGTAGCAGTATCTGTGTCAACTGTAAAATGAAAATAATTAGATGTAGAATAATCTGTTGTTACCACAGCATCATTTTTATATAACCCAGTTGTAATTGAGTATCCTGTCGATTTTGCTATATTAGAGCCGGTAATACCGTCAAAACTTTCTGGATCTGAATACGTAAAAGAACTACCAGAGGATGTAGTAGGTGCTCCTCTAAATCTGTAAGTTGTTCCACTAGTTAATCCATGTCCAGGTGAAAATACATTTATAATACGAGATCCAGCTTCATATGTCTCAAAACCATTATCTGGTATTCTAACAGTTGTTGCTGGCTCTACTCTATCTGTTCTTGTATTTAATAATGCAATCGCATCAGCACCGTTTGGTTTTGGTTCTAATTGAGGTTGTTTGGGTTCGTATTCTGTAAAATGAACAAAAGAACCATTCCATTCTCTTACCATTTCTTTATATGGAAACTCTTGACCACTTCTATCTGAAATTGCTTTTGCGTATTTACCTGTTGCGTATTTTCCCATTATGTTCCTGGATAATAAGTTTTAGGGGTTATGTAAGTGCTAGATGCAGAACCATCTTCTGCTAGCGCTCTTGCTAATTCATCCTCGTAATACAATTTCATAGCTTGCACCATTTGTGGTTGATATTTTTGTGCAAGATAAAATGCAAGACCTGATACCATACAAGGTACAAATCTAAAAGGTACGTCTGTTGCATTTGTATAATCACCAATATCTTGAATTCTTTTTATGTAATAAAAATGCATATCTTTAGATGCATTAGTTGAATCTGGTGTTGGATAAATACTAATACTAACATGATCAATAAATCTTTGAACCCAATATTGATTAGGAGTTCCTTTTGAAAGTTTGTTTGAAAAACCTGCATAAGTAGATCTATCTACTTTAGTCATAGGACTATCTGATTGAGTTGTTTGAGTTCTATTGTTTCTTAATTGTGCTTCAAGGACATCGGATATTCCATATACGTCTGCAGGTGTAGAAGTAGCACTTGTTCCATCTCCACTTGATCTAAAAAATTTATATTCTGCTTGTCCTTCAATCAAATCAAGATTAAGTTCTCCTATTTCCCAATAGTGAATACCTCTATTACCCCATTCTTGAAATAAGATATTAAGAGATCTTCTGGCTGACTTCATTTGATAGCCAGCCACAGAATTTAATCCAATACGTTCAAAAGATTCTTCTATTATCTCGTCAATAGAAAAAGTTTTGTCGAACGTTGTTGTTCCCGAAGTAGTATTAGCCATTTAAACTCCTACGATTCGTAAACTTTAATCCATTCACAAACAATTGTACCTGTGTCTCCACTTGTGCAAGCTGGTAAAACTACGTTTACATCTCCAGTGTAATTTGTTGCTTTAGTGTTTTTTAATCCACCAAAAGATGAGTAGTCATATTCCATTTCACCCGCTAAAGTTTGAAATACTACATCTGTGTCAGCATCCCATTGCATTCTGATTGCATCTGCTGGTGCTGTTACAGAAACATTAAAACTAACTTTATTTAGTCTTACAGTTTTGCAAGTTTTACCATTGTTTGAACTTAAACCAGATACATCAACTATTTTAGTTGTGCTTCCTGTTGAATCAGAAACTACATTGTAGTGAGTGATTAGTTTTTTTGCTCCGTCAAATACAGTCGTGTTTAATACTGTGTCTGCCATGTGTTGTCCTCCTTTTAAAGAGCGCCTGCATCACCAGGCGCTCCGAGTTTATTATTTATTAACTATCTGCAAAAGGTGTTGCTTCAGTACCTGTACCGATCAACACAGCTTCTACTAAATATACATTGTCTTCAAGTGCAGTAATAGTAATTGTACTACCTTTGTCTCCACCTGTAGTTCCACCGTTCATGCTGATAACATCGTTTGATGCTCCTGGTGCAAATGTATTGTTTGTACCGTCTGCAACATTAACAACAGTTGCGTGACCAACAAATTTGTCAGTTCCGTCTGTTTTAATATC